AGTGACGATGGCTTTGGCTACGTAGCACAGCTTGTAGGCTACGCTACTGCAGCAGGTAAGGATGTCGGTGGCTGGTGGGTAGTCAATAAGCAGAACGGTGAGTTTAAGTATGTACCTGCTGAGATGTCACAAGAAGATGTGATGGGTAAGCTACTTGAGATGCGTGAGACTGTGCGCTACATCAACAACGATGAACCCTTCAAGCGTTGCTTCGATGATGTACCTGAGACATATCGTGGTAAGGAAAGTGGTAACAGGAAGTTGTGCAAGGAATGCGGCTGGTGTGACTACAAGAAGCTATGCTGGCCTGAGATGCAGGAGTTACCATCCAAGGTGTACAAGGGAGGCAAGACACCGCCTACCGTACAGTACACATACGTAGCACCTGATGACTAGAAGGCACAACAAAGGAAAGTATCGCAGCGGCTTAGAGAAAGAGGTCGCTGTGTACTTAAAGGAGAACCAAAGTAAGGTTCGCTATGAGCAGCTAAAGATTGAGTGGGTAGACTTACGGTATCGTACATACACACCAGACTTTCAGTTAGACAATGGTATCTTCATTGAGACTAAGGGTATCTTTGATAGTGACGACAGACGCAAGCACGTAGAAGTACACAAGCAGCACCCTGAGTTAGACATACGGTTTGTATTCAGTAACGCTAAGGCAAAGCTTTACAAAGGATCAAAGACTACGTATGCTGATTGGTGTGACAAGCAAGGCTTCAAGTGGGCGCACAGGGTGATACCCCAAGAGTGGTTACACGAGACTGGTAAAGCCACCACAAGCAAGGTTATAAAAAGGAAAACCTAGATGTATAAGATTGAGAAAGACGAGATAGCTATTGTGCTACGTCCTACTGAGCTAGACGAAGATGGTGCGTGGATCAGTGGTGAGTTAGCTACAGGTGTAGCACTACATCCAGATGCTAAGTTTAGTGATGAAACATTCCGTCAGCTTATAGATATTATTACATTGATGGGTGCATTCCTTGAAGTATCACAACACGACGACTACATATACGATACTGTAGCTGATGTACGTGACGAGATACTAGGTGAACAGCTAGAAGAAGTAGAAGAGATTAGACAAAGTGCCTATGAAGTAGTAGAAGGTACAGACAATAAAGTAGTACGACTTACACCATACACAAAGACAAAGGGTAGCGCATGACAGACGTAGTAAATAACCCAGTACACTATAACCAAAACGGTATAGAATGTATTGATGCTATTGAAGCTATGACAGAGAATATGTCAGGAGCCATTGCACCACATGCAGCTAACGTGTTGAAGTACATGTGGCGCTGTGAATACAAGAATGGTTTAGAAGATATTGATAAAGCTATTTGGTATCTTAACAGGATGCGTAAGCGCTGGGTGGAGACACACAAATGAGAAAGTTTAGCGTAACATTCGTGGTAAAGGTAGATGAAGATAATAACTTCTTGTCTGCCTATGAGGAGAGTCATGAGGAAGATGTGTACGATCTGATTACTAATGTAATGTATGACGTTGACGATATAGAAATAGAGAACTTAACAGTGAAGGAACGACAATGATAAGTGGGGATGACTTAGAGAACTTCGGTTACTACGATATGTTTCCAGATGCTGACCCTGTTAATTGGGCAGACTATTATTCTGCTTTTGTAGAGAAGATGATCATGACATCAGGAGAAGATCGTTTGCACGAAAACCTATACGGTCTTTGCGCAGAAGTAGGAGAAGTACACGGTAAAGTGCAGAAGAGTTATCGGGATAAAACAGAAGTAGTTCACAAAGAGATCATGAAAGAGCTAGGCGATGTAGTGTTCTACGCTACAGCACTAGCAAACATTTACGGACGAGGGTTGCAGGAAGTGCTGCAGCTTAATATAGAGAAACTAGATGACCGCCAAAAACGTGGTAAACTAAAAGGAAGTGGTGACAACAGACGAAGCGCAACCAGAAAGTAGAGGACTACATAGAATCACGTCTGGATGAACTACAAGAACGATTTAGAAAGCTTTATAAGGATACAGATAGGGCAGCTCAATCAATGCTCATCCGTGAGTTACGTCATATAAAAACGATGATAACCATTGAAGAGGCTGAATGGCATCGGAATGTCTGTAGAGAGGATACAGATTGGGTAGAGGACGAAGACTGAAACTGGGTCATGGTGTCGCTATGAAGATGTTAAGAAACAGGAAAGATAAAGGATAAAACTAACCATGAATAACTATTTACCAACAGACTACCAGTCATTCATTCATAAGTCTCGCTATGCGAAATACTTTGATGGTAAGGGACGTGAGAACTGGGATGAAACAGTAGAGCGTTACATGGATAACGTTGTTGAGCCAGTAGTGGATAGCGGTGCTAGTGATGACAACCTAAACGTAGCATACCAAATTGAACAGGCTATCCTGAACCTAGAGATCATGCCATCCATGCGAGCTATGATGACTGCTGGCCCAGCGCTTGCACGTGATAACACAGCAGGGTACAACTGTTCGTACCTACCAGTAGATGACCCTAAGTCTTTCGATGAAGCTATGTTTATTCTACTGTGTGGTACAGGTGTAGGCTTCTCAGTAGAACGTCAATACATCAGTAAGCTACCTGAAGTACCTGAGTTACTATTCCCATCAGAGACTACTATTGTAGTTAAGGATAGTAAAGAAGGTTGGGCTAAGGCTTACCGTCAGCTACTAGCATTGCTGTGGTCTGGTGAGATTCCACAGTGGGACATTGGTTTGGTACGTCCAGCAGGTGCACGACTAAAGACATTCGGTGGACGTGCTAGTGGCCCAGCGCCTTTGGTTGAACTGTTTAACTTTACAATTCAGACATTCAAGAATGCAAGAGGCCGTAAGCTATCAAGCATTGAGTGTCATGACCTTATGTGTTTCATTGGTCAGATCGTTGTAGTAGGTGGTGTACGCCGTAGTGCTATGATCTCATTGTCTAACCTGAGTGATGACCGTATGCGTCACGCTAAGTCAGGACAGTGGTGGGAAACAGCAGCACACCGTGCACTAGCTAATAACTCTGTGTCATACACTGAGAAGCCAGACGTAGAGACATTCATGCGTGAGTGGTTAGCTCTTGTTGAGTCTAAGTCAGGTGAGCGTGGAGTATTTAACCGTGAAGCATCTAAGAAACAAGCTGCTAAGTTTGGCAGACGTGATCCTAACCATGACTTCGGGACCAACCCGTGCAGCGAAATCATATTGCGGCCTTATCAGTTCTGCAATCTTACAGAAGTTGTTGTACGTGCTACAGATAGTGTGGAAGACTTGGAGCGAAAAGTCAAGTTGGCAACTATTCTGGGAACTATCCAATCCACCTACACTAAGTTCCCGTATCTGCGAAAGGTGTGGCGAGACAATACTGAGGCAGAACGATTGCTTGGAGTGTCGCTAACAGGTATCATGGATAACCCATTGATGACTTCTAAGAACAAAGGATTGGAGAAGACTCTTGAACACTTACGAAATGTCGCAGTTGATACTAATGCTATTTGGGCTGAACGTCTTGATATCCCTGTATCTGCTTCTATCACTTGCGTTAAACCATCTGGGACGGTATCACAACTTGTGGACTCTGCTAGTGGCATCCATGCTCGTCATAACCCTTATTACATTCGGACTGTACGGGGAGATAACAAAGACCCTCTTACCCAGTTCATGATTGATCAAGGCATCCCTGCTGAGCCTTGTGTGTTTAAGGGTGATACAACTACAGTGTTTAGCTTCCCACAGAAGTCACCTAACAAAGCTGTAACACGTAACGACATGACAGCTATTGAGCAGCTAGAGACATGGCTTACGTATCAGCGACACTGGTGTGAGCACAAACCATCGGTGACTATCTCAGTACGTGACCATGAATGGCTAGCTGTAGGTGCGTTTGTATATGAATACTTTGACGAGATGTCAGGCGTATCATTCCTACCACACAGTGATCATACTTATCAGCAAGCACCTTACCAAGACTGCACGAAGGAAGAGTATGAAGAGCTACTTAAGCTAATGCCTGAGCGTATTGATTGGTCTAAGCTGAACGAGTACGAACAGGAAGACAACACAGTTGCTATGCAAACGATGGCTTGCTCTGGCGATAGCTGTGAGATAGTAGACCTAATATGAACCAGTACGTTGTAGTAGGTAGAGCCGACTGTATGTACTGCAGCAAAGCAGTAGGGCTTATAAGAGACAACGGTGGAGTGGTAAGTTACTACTCTCTCAACGATTCCAAATGGGTTCTTGACTTATTTAAGAAAGCTGATATAAGAACAGTTCCGCAAGTTTGGACAATAGGTGGCGACTACATTGGTGGCTACCAAGAACTAGAGAAACATATAGAAGGAGATTAATATGTTAGCAACAATCATCACAGTATTTACAGCAGGGTTTATAGCTGCAGGTGTAATTAACGAAGTAGTATTACCAGTAGGTGAATACACTGTTGAGAAAGGCACTGAAGCTTATGTAGCAGGTAAAGAACTGTATCAAGAACACGTAGTCGGTACAGAATAATGTATGTTCTGGTAGCTATACTGTTCTTAGGTCAAAACTATATGATAGACCCAGCGCCTATCCTTTTCCCTAGCTATGAAGTTTGTAGTCAAGCAAAGGAGGTGTTACATGAACGGCTTATGGCTACCAGACCAACACCTGAAGCGCAGGTAATAACGTTCTGCACAGAAGTTCCAATGGGGGTATGATGCAGTTGGATTTGTTTAATGTCTCTAATAGTTTCAAGGAACTAACAGGTAAGACTCAAGTATGTAAAGTTTGTAGTAAAGAGAAAGATTTATCGCTTTTTCCTAGACATGCCTACTTTAAAACACGACTGGACAATAGATGTAAGGCTTGCATAAAGAAACAGGTAAAGTTACGTAAAGAACTAAAGAATAAGTTTAATCATCTTAAAACGGACGTATGTGATTGCTGCGGCAATAAACATCATAAATCTCTTGTACTGGATCACGATCACAATACCCTTTCTTTTAGGGGTTGGATATGTGAACCATGTAATCACGGTATAGGAAAATTAGGCGATAATATGGAAGGTTTGGAAAAAGCTATAGCATATCTAAGGAAAACTAATGAACGCACTTGAACCACCAGTAAAACCCACACGTTCTCGCCGTAAAACAAATTATAAGAATGCTACTAACAAGAAAACATCTGGGCTTTTACCTAAGACAGATAAACAGAAAGAGTTTCTTGAACACCTAAAGTCATACAATCAAGTGTTTGTACTTGGACCTGCAGGAACTGGTAAGACCTACGTCACAGCAACCTATGCAGCAGACTTGTACACACTCAAAGAGATCGACAAGATCGTTATTACACGCCCTCACGTAGCTGTAGGTAAGGACATTGGGTTTCTACCTGGTAGCTTAGAGGAGAAGGTTTACCCTTGGGCTTTACCTGTGCTTGACGTGCTAGAGAAACATTGGGGTAAGGGTACGCTAGAGACAGCTATCAAGAACAACAATGTAGAGATGGCTCCTCTAGCTTTGATGCGTGGGCGTAGCTTTGACAATGCATTTATCATAGTAGACGAAACACAAAACATTACTACGCATGAGCTTAAGATGTTGTTGACTCGTGTGGGTGAAGGTAGTACTATTGTGCTTAATGGTGACATACAACAGTCGGACTTAAAGGAAGGTGACGGTCTGTCTAAAGTAATTCACCTAGCAAAGAAACACATGATACCTGTACCTGTTGTAGAGTTTGGTGTGGATGACATTATACGTAGTGACATCTGTGCACAATGGGTAAAGGTGTTTATGAAGGAAGGTATATGAGTCTAGAGAAAGAGGCAGAAGCGTTTATCTCTGGGAGGCAGAAACAGTTTAGGGCAGGGTTACATGAAGGTGTCAGGAATCTACAACAATACTTAGTAGATAATTTACACAACACAGAAGAGAAACACGAAGCACTGAAGAACTTAGTAGAGGTGCAGATGTGGGCAGAAAGAGGTGCATCAATGCATGGTATAAAAAAGTAAAGGGGCCGCTTGGCCCCTCTTCTTATTCTGTAACATAACCTGGTTTGAGATAGTCTTCTAGGTAATCAATGTAATCCATAAAGAACTTCAACTCTTTGTATGTCATATCCGACACGCTACCACTGAAGTTAAATCTATTCTTCATAGCATCCATTGCCTTAGCACGTAGTTGCTTGTTGCCTGTCATGTTAGCCTTGCGGCGTAGTGCCATCAAGCGAGTCTTACCAGGCGCATCCTCATTAGTATATTGACGTACTTTGTTTTTAACTTCACGTAGCGTAGAGCGTAACATCTCTTTGCGTACATCAGTGTCACCTTCAATGTAACGAGTGTCACGAATCAAGTTGTCTGTAGCACGTTCAAGGATAGGAGCTAGGTGTGAGTTAAACATCTTGTCGTAATCAGCCATTTGGCTACGCTCACTTGCTGTCCACTCTGCCATGTTAGCTAATGAGTAAGCTTTCTCTGTGGCTGTACGTCCACGTTTAACTGTGATACCAAAGATACGTGCTAGTGGGTTAGCATCGTATATCTCACCTTTACGTGTAGCTATACGAAGTTGCTCACCTGTAACACCTTCGATGTTCTTATCAAACACCTCTAAGATATTGTCAAAGTATTTGGTTGCACTCTGTGTGAATACACCTCCTATACCTTCAGCCTGACGTATATCTTTAGCTGTATCAGTCTCTGTGATGTAACCAGTAAGTTTATTCACTGCGTCTAACGGACGTGTGAAACCTGCAACAAAGTTACCACCAGCTTTGAACAAACCTTTTAGTGACGCTTCACGAGAACCTGATTCCATATTAACAAAGGTATCTACAACATTGTTTAGATCGTTACCAAACTGGAAGTCACGTGCTACCTGTCCAACAGCTAGTTGAGATGTTAGTTCAAGCTTAAGGTCATCACCTACTGTCTCACCTTTACGCATCAAGTTACCCACACGCCCAGCTACTAGCCATAGTGAGAACGGGAATGTGTTCTTTGCATCAACGATAGTACCACCACCTACATCAATCTCATTGTAAGCTAAGCCTTTCTTTTGACGCTCTTCATCATAGTGCATTGCCATCATCAAGCCTGTAGTACCTACTAGGCCACGAGACATAGCTTCGATGTCACTGATCTTAGTTCCTGTGTTGTCGAACTGAGACTTAGCAATACGTGCTGCAGCATTGATTGAAGCGACAGGAGAGAACTGATACGTTGTAGCAATGACGTTGTTCATGAAACGTCCAAACGGTAGCACCGTACCAAGCACAGGTGTGTTAGAGATAGTCTCAACAAACTTAGCTACACCACCTAAGAGTTGGTCTTGGCCTGTGTAGTCTTTTGAGTATACAGACTTGAGTGTAGTATCAAGAGCCATGCTAAGTACGCCATCATCAATGTCATCTAGTGTTCCTTCTGCTAGTACATCTTGAAGCGTTTTACCATTCTTCTGCAGACGTAGTTGTTTATCCATCTCAGCCATAAACATTTGTGACTTGGTGAATGTGTCCTGCACCTTAACACCAGTAAGACGGTTCATAGATTCAGTGATTTTCTCTGCTCTCTGGAACCACTTATTACCCTCGTCAATACCAAAGCGTTTAGCGCTACGTTCTACGCCACCTGTAAAGCTTTCAAAGAGTACCTTGGATACATCCTCGTGTTGCTTAAGGAAAGACATGTATGCATCATGTGTAGTGAATGGGTCTAGCAAATAGCGCATCTTCTCAGCTTGCATAGTCTTATACACACCAGCCATACGGCGTAGCTCTTTACCTTTAGCTGAGTTACCATACCGTATAGATGCAGCCATCAAACCTGTAGCACTAAATAGATCAGCTAAGCTTTGCCCTACGTAGTACTGACCAAAGCCCATGACGTTGACAGCAGTAGTAGCAGGTGATGATACAAGCAATCTACGCCATACAGACTGACCATACTGACCAATCTTTGCACGTCCTGCTTTAGCTTGTTCTTCAGCAATAGCTTCACTAATATCACCACGCTTTGTGATGTCATCAATCATAGCTGTAGCATGTGCTAGGCCACCATCAATAGTCTTACGTGTCTGTGACATAACGTTAAGCATCTGGGCAGATGTACGAATGTCTTTAGCTAGCAGATCACCAAGAGAAATCTTAGCTTCGGATGTCTCACCTAATGTAACACCGATACTGTTCTGCAAACGTGTGTTGATAGCTGCTAGGTCTTCTTCAGGCATTTGACGTACAAGGTTTGTCATCACGTCCGACACAGTGTCGTTGCGTCCTAGTGTCATCTTGTTGTCTTTGAATATCTTAGCTAAGCCGCCCTTACCATCTTCGCCTAGCATGATGTCATGCACTAGATCAGCAGGTGTAACTTGGTTATCAAAGTTTGACTTACCACGCTTCCACTTTACTTCCCATGAATCCACAGCATCTTTGACAGCCTTGGCTGCACGTTTAACTTCTTTGGGTGGTAGTGCAGCAGCTATCTCTTTCTCAACTTCTTGACGCATAGCACCACGTTCAAGCTGACCTTCGATACCTTCTAGCTTACTAGCACCACGAGCCTTACCAGCTACAAGTTGTGCGCCACCCCCAACAATACCTAAGCCAAAACTAAACATGGATTGTAGGTTGCTATACTCTTCCTGTGCGCCTACGTCTAGCATAACGTTTTGTATCTGGTAATCGTTAAGCACAGAGAACGTACCATCTAGTGCAGTTGTACCATACAGGCTGTAGCGTCGAGCTTTCTTTTCTACACCTTCCATAGCACCACGTTCTGCAGACTCACGTAGTCCAGCTAAGAATATCTCTTTCTCTTTAGCAGCAACGTTCTTGATAACACGATCAGCAGTCTTACCCTTAACGCCTTTCTCAGCAAGGCGAGTAACAGCACGATCTACAGCTTGGTCTACTAGCTTCTTCTGTGCAGCACCGTCCATACCTTCACGTACAGCACGTTCACCTGCTTCTTGTGCAGCCTTACGCACGAGAGCTTTACCGCCCTGTGTTGTACCGTATGCAGCAGCTTTACCTAAACCACCAGTAAGTACACCTACGTAGTTTGTTGGGTCTGCAGCAGCAGCAAAGACGTAATCCTTAACACCGTCAAGCGCACCATAGAAACCATCGTTGACAAACACGTTGCCTAGATTGTCGTACAATTGATAAGCATCACGTGCAATACGCTTTTGGTCATCATCAGCTTTAGAGATAAAACGTACTTCACCACCAGTAGAGACTAGGTTACTGTTGAACCAACGCATATGATCCACAAAGTCATCTACTACTTCATCAGCTTTCTTGTCTTTGTAGTCAACACCTTTACGCTGAATCATGTAAGTACGAATCTTGTTAAGGTTCTCGTACTCTAGCAGATCATCTTTCTTTAATGTACCACCACTAAGTAGAGGTTCATCATCGTCATCCTGTGTGTCTACTTGAATAGCATCTTCTTCTTCGTCAGTATCTAAGGCAAAGTCAAAGTTGTATTTGTAATCAGCCATGCGTTACTCCTGCGATGCTCTTAGTGTCCCAACAACAAAACGGATTAAGAAGTTCATGTTAAATGGTAGCTGCTTCTTGTTCTGTTCAGCCCAATCCGACAGACCTTCCGTTACACCCATGCTGCTAAGGCTATAACCGCCATCCTTAATAAAGTCTAGGATGTCATCACCACTGTCCGTTAGTAGCTGTAAGTCCATCTCTGTAGCTTCACCTGTTTCGATTAGCTCTTCTTGTTTCTCTTTAGATAGACCGAACTTCTTCTCAGCTTTTTGACGTACAGACTCTACTGGGCCTTCAGCTTCTACATCAGGTAGTTCAATAATACCTTCACGTACAATCTGCTGAACACCTGTTTTAGTTGTAGGAAGACCCGCAGCCTCACGTTCATCTTTGCTCATGGCTTCCCACTCTTCAAGTGTGATAGTGCCTCTTTCTATTTCAGGTGTAGCTTCTTGTACAGTAGGCATCATCAAACCTTGAGGTCTTTCTTCTGCAGCATCTTCATCTTCGTCTGCTGTAACTGTAGGGACTTCTTCACCTTCAGGGGCTTGCATATCAGGTAGATCAAACATCTGTACATCAGGAGGTGTAGCATCAGTAAGATTGTCTGTAGTTACTTCAGGTACAGGCTTACGCTGTGGTCCTGTTTCCTCTTCGTCATCCTCTGGCTCAAACGACAGGCTGTCAACATATTCATCACTTAGATAGTTACGCAAGAAGCCTTGTGTTGCATCAACAAAGGTGTCACCGTATGTAGAAACCATAGAGTCGATTGTAGGTTGTACAGACTTTAAGTATAGTGCATCAAGCTTCTCTTGCTCTGCAGCAATCTGTTCTGCTTTCTGTGTATCATCTAAGTCTTCACTAAACTTGATCTGCTCAATGCGAGACTTGATAGCTGAGTACTCTGCTGAGTCTTCTACGTCATCAACTAAGCTAGTGAATGTACGAGAGAAGCTAGCCATGTCTGTAGCAGGGTTGAAGTACTTCACTTCGTTGAACGTAATAAACGTACCTGGTACAAGGCTCTCATAGTCTGTCTGTGCAGCCATCTGGTTAATGTCATAAGCTGTAAGACCGTCTTGCACAACTTCACTGTCTAGACGATAACGAGCTTCATCACGTAGCTTACGCCCACTAAGACGATCCATAAGTGTACGCTCTGGTTTAGACTCTGTTGTCCCAGCGCCCTCATAGCCTAGACCGTATGTCTTTTTAATGAAGTCCTCTGTATCCATGTCAATCACAGAGAAGTTCTCAGGCATGTTGACTAGCGTTTCAATGTCATCACTGTTAAGCTTACGTCCGTAGATGTCACGAGCATTGTTTACCTTGTTAGCTAGATCAGCGATAGCTTTTGGTCCAGCAGATATAGCGGCTTGAATCACAGCTTGGCTAGCACCGTTATCACGAAGCATGTTAGAGATGCTGATAACTTCATTAGCTACAGCGTTACGCTTAGATATAGTGAGCTTGTTACGCTCAGCTAGTTCACGTTGACGCTCTTCATAATCTTTAGCGTCCTCTTTAGCTTCACGTATGTTTTTTACTTTTTGTTGTAAAAACCCTGTGGCGAATGCGCCCCAATCAAAACCCGCCATCTTAAGACTCCTTAGACATCAAGCCCATGCCGCCCTCTGCAGCACTAGCTTCCGCTTGTGTTTGTGTTTCCTCTCCCTCACCTGCAGTTGCTTGTTGCATCTCTTGTAGTAGAGCCACACCAGGGTCATTCTCTGCAGTTCTCTCGTTTGCTTCTGCTTCTGCCATAGCAAGTTTGATACGCATCTCAAGACGTTTCTGCTCTCTAACAGATGGGTCTTTATTAGGATCGTATGGTTCATCACGTACTTCAATGCCGTACTGGGTCATAGCCGCCTTAACGAATGCGTGGATAGCAGGTGCAGCTAGTGTACCAGCATCAAGTGTGTGTCTACCGTTCATAGTACCACTAAGCATCAAAGTCTTTACGAAGGATGATACAGGCATATCAGCTTCAAACATGACAGCCAAGTCATCCATAACATCTTGATCAGCTAGTTTGTTCACATAGAACTTAACAACATCCTCTACTTCAACCATTTCAGGTGGTTGCTCCCAAGGGTAGTTACCTGGGGTATCAGTTAAAGACTGACCAGGAATCGGACCTCTTAAAAAGTCTACTGCTTCTGCCATTTCATTTATACCTTATTTAGTGAAACCTGCGCCAAAGTAGAGTCCTACTATAGCTGATACGATATGTGTGTCTAGTGGAGTAATTACAAAGCCTTTAGCCATCTTCCACTGTATTGATTCTGCTGGACCAAAGAGCCAAGCTAACGGACCACCAGTAGCTTCAGTGTACCCTACATATACGCTGACATCAGGATACCATACAGCGACTAGCTTTGGCAAGACAATAATAGAGAATACAGCAGATAAAGCTATCAGCCTACGTGTCCAAGCAAAGTGTTTATCATTCTTACCTGCGTCACGTGCATCAGCTACAGCACTACGGTTAAACTCTGCACGTTGCATGAGCATCTCGTTCTGCTGCTGACGGGCTTTCATGGACTGCCCCCAGATAGACATAACCCCACCTAGCACAGTGGAGACTAGCATTGTGATTAACTCTAGGGGTAAGCCGAACATTATAGAGCCTTTTTAAGTATTGCAGCTTCACGTTTTCTGCGTGATGAATACTTATCACCATAGTTCATAAGATTGTCATATGCTTGCTGCCATTGTCCGCCTGTAGTCTGTGTCCAAAAGTTGTGATTAAAAACAGCAGGACCGTACTGATAATACACAGACGCAACTGCAGTAGCTTTGCCAGATGGTAGTTCTTCCCATTTAACAGAGGAGTCTGTATTCCATCTATTCTTTAATGTTCTAAACTCTAGTTTCTTAACATAAGCATCTAGTTTAGCTACTTCATCTTTAGATAATGTTAAAGGATTGTCTTTTAGTGCAGTTACTGCAGCATCTTTCTTTTTACCAAAGTAAGGCTCAAGCTTAGCCACCAAATCAGGGTCTTTTAAATATCTAAAATATGCTTTATCTTTTGAGCCTAAGTCAACACCTGTCCCTATAGTAACACCAGATTTGTCTAATACCTTGCCATCTTTTTTAGGTATGTATGCTTTTGTCTTAGCACTTCCTTCTTGTTGCCCTAGAAAAACAGTATCAATATTAGAAGGTACTTCTTCTAAAGTAACTTCTCTGTGCGTTTGACTCATTAACCCTTTCCCATTGGTAGGCTGCACCCCGTCAGCATCAAGAGGCTCAGTGTCAATAGTACCAGGGTCAATCTCTTCTGCCATTTCATACAGAGGTTCTTCATTGGTTAGCTTACCTTCTTCCGTATCTGTAACGTCAACCAAACGCATTCCGCTTCTGTCTAAAGCTTCGTTACCAATAGTATCTACTTCTAGTTCAAACGGTTCACGGCTACCCATCTCAGGCTTCTCAGGTGCACCTTCAATGACAGGCTCTGTTATACGTGACGGTAGGTTAACACTCTTAAGCGTTTCTAGTGCTTCATCCATGTCATACGAAGGTTTCTCAGGCTCAGTAGTTAGAGCTTTCTTAGCTTCATCTTCATCACCGAAGTAACCCTTTAGTAGCCCATAGAACATATCAGACCAGTCATCTGCTTCAGGCTTTTCTTCTTTCTTAGGCTTAACACCTATACCCTGACGCTGGTCCCTAAAGCGACTGCCCATCTCTACTGGTTCATCTAGGTCTAGTTTATATGTATAGTCTACCATTGGATTACCTTATATCATTTCAGCGACAATTGCACCTGCTGCTTCTGCTAGTGCAGCAGACTTAGATGCAGCGCTTGTAGTTGCAGCAGATTCGTTACGCATAGTCTGTAGTGCAATCTCTGTAGCACGATCAGCATTGTTGTTAGCAGTCTGGAATGCGTAGCTCATTGTGTCACGATCAGCTTGCTTAGATGCTTCATAGGCTACAGTAGTCATGTTGTTAGCCGCTTGTGCTTCATCACGGTTAGCTGCATTAGTTGCTGCAGTTTCAGCTAAAGCAATTTCTTGGTCCCACTTAGCGTTAGCTTGTGCTACAATCAAAGCATTAGCTGCGTTAAACTCTTCACGTCTAGCATCCATCTCAGCATTAAACTTAGACAACTGGTTAGCTTGATCAGCTTCAAAGCGTTCCATAGCATTAGCTTGGTCTACGTTAAACTGTTCAACGGTAGAGATCAAGCTGTCATAGAACTGATTAGTTTGATTCTCCGATGTAGCATTAAACTGTTTAGCAGCATTTTCAGCAGCAGTATCTGACATTATAGAGTTTATCTGAGCTTGTGTTTTAAACATAGCTACTTCTTGCTTTGCATCAAACTCTTTCATGTCAAAGTTCAAGAAAGCATTAGCTTGCTGTACAGCAGCCTCTTGACGGTTATTTAAGTTTGCTATTTCCATGTTTGACATAGCTGCAGCATCGGAAAGTATCTTAGCGTTCTTAGCGTCTAAGTTAGCTAGGTCTACAGTGTTAGCTAGTCGGGCATTCTCTAAAGCAATCTCTACTTCAGCAGTAAAGTTCTGGTTAGCAATGTCTGCAATCTTAGCAGCATTCTCTACACGAATCTGAAATGCTTGATCAAACTCTATGCCAAGAAACTTAGCACGTTGTTCAGCTTTAAGGATTGCAGCTTCTTGACGATTAGATAAGTTGCGTTCTTCAAATCTAGCTATAGTCTCTGCATCTTGTTGAGCAATCGGTAACGCAGACTCCATTGCAGCTTGTACAATAGCTTGACCTGCCATACTTGAAGCAGCTAGACCACGTGCAGCCATGCGCTGGGTAGCAGCCCTCATAGCACCAGCAGCCCATGCAGGTGTTTCACCACCCTCAAAGTCTTCCATCAAGTTGGTTAACTGACCTTGTACAGTAGCCTCTGTAGATGGTGTACCAGTAGCAGCTTCAAAGTTAAGTGCTTCTTTCTCTACACGCTCCATGTCTACAGTGACATCTTCTTCGCCTAGAAGCTCACCTTCTTGAACGGTACGCTTTGCAGGAGCTTGAACTTGTACAGCTTCTTCAATCTGTGCTGCACTAAGCCCTAATTGTGCTAGCTCTTCAGGGTCCATAGTTTGAGCTTCAGCTAATGCTTCTGCACTTGGCTTACCTGTTGCAGCTTCTAGTTTGTCTAGTGTGCTCTGTACTTCTGCTGAAGTTTTTTCGGCTTCGTAGGTAACAGCCTCTTTTGCTACAGGTACAGTTACATCACCTGCTCTTGTAACTTCCGCTGCTTCAGCATCAGCCACTTCACCTGCCTGACCAACAGTGTCGTCAATCATACCAGCTTCACGATCTGCTTCACTGACTGTAGCTACATCAGCCTTAGTTACTTGTCCTGCAGGATCACCTTCAAACTCAGCAACACGTTCTTTTGATGCCTGTGTTTGTTCAGCAGACTGTCTACCTTTTGCTTGTGTTAAATCTGCTGTAGCTTTATTTAGTTTTAATTGTTCTGTAGCAATAAACTCTTCTAACTGAGTACGTCTAGGATCATCAACATCTAAATCAGCTAACTCTTTTTGATAATTAGCTATTAGATTTTCACTTACAGTGACCTGTGCTTGTGACTCTTTAACTACATCAGCAGCAGGTTTATCCGCTTTAGCTTGTGCTTCACCTGCTTGATATTCTTGATAAGCAGATACTTTGCGTTGATACTGTTCTTCTTTTTCTGCTTTTTCTTCTGGGGTTAAAACGTTCTGCTTAGCCTCTGCAGCAGCAGCTAGAATATTACCACGTCCTGTAGCATAACTCTTGTTCTTGTGGCCTGTTTGAATCTCTGTACCATCAGGATAAACAAGAGTCCAATACTTACCATCTTGACGTAGTGTATAATCTTTAGGGTTTTCTACATTAGCTAGTGTATCTACGTTTGACTTAGCCCAATTTTTATCCTTGCCTAAGTTTTGGTTATAGCCTCCAGTATCAGCATTAAAATCGGACTCAAAAGCTGCATCCATAGCCTCGTCTGGGTCTGTATACAATGTACCTAAAGTTTCAGGTAGACCCTGTGAAGGATCGTATGCAGGTTCTCCAACAGGCTTTTCAATAGGAGGTATACCGTCATCAATACCTTCTGTAGGTGGTTGCACAGGCAATGCAGGTCCACCTACAAAATCATTTACATCACGCTTTGGATCAGGAAATTCAAGGTCAGGGTTAGGGTTAGGCAGGGGAGTGACAACTGTATCGCCACTATTTAGATCACTAGCAGTACCCAAGTCGCCATTAGTGCCACCCATTGTACCAGCCATACCCTGACCTGTTGCACCGTCATTCTCAAGCTGCTCTTCTGCAGAAAGACCACCATCATTCATAGCCATCTGTGGGCCACCCTCTACACGAGCCTTAGCCATCTGTGCATACTTACCCATCATAGATGCAGCTTTAGGGCTAGACATCATGAACTTATTAATGTCATCCTGTTGCGCTGGGCCATCGTAACCCATCTTAGATAACAGTGTTTGTTGTTGTTGCGGTGTGAATCCACCAAAACGTTTAGCCATAATGTTTTACCTTATTTATTCATTGTCATCCATACTGCGCCAGCAATAAACGTTAGTACGGCAACAGTGACTAGTCTTGTTACAGTAGACCACACAGACTTACGAGTATCACGCCATGCTTCTAATAAGCTACGCATCTCAGTTATATCTTTGTGTGCGTCATCATCTAGAAGTCCAATAGAACATAGGGCTTCTTTTGCCCCACGTCTTGCTGCACGATCTAGCATAGCTTCTAGTTCATCAGATGTTAGCTTAATGTCCGACATGGCCTAACTCTTATGGTTTAGTAGGCCAATCGTCCTCACTTAGGTGAGGCCAGTTAGCATGTGATGTGATATCACGTAGTGCTTGACGGTAAGCTGTTTGTTCAGCAGTCATAGTCAAGTCGGATGATGCCCACCAATCAGTCTCTGCAATTAAACGATCACGTTCACTGCGATTACGTTCTGCTGCATCACTGTCAAGACGTGCTTGGTATGCCGCTTCATGTTCTGCTTTAGTGGTTGTTACACCGTCCTCAGTTGTGTCAGAGAACATGTCAGTGATTTGCCACGCTTGCACCCAGTTGTTGTTGGCATCTTGCACAACGCCATTGCGGATAACATGCTGATACTGTCCAATGCCAGATGTTGGCTTTGGCGCACGTAGCACTGGGTCTACATTAAGTGCGTCATGCACATTGTTGTTCCATACACGAGGCATGGACATGTTGGGGTTCTCTTTGCGGAGTTGCCCCTGTGATTTAATTTCGCCTGTTGTGCGATCACGATATTCAGCCATTAGTTGATACTCCTTTTATGACCTTGAGTAGTTATGCGATTGCGTAGAAGATGTATTCACGATCTGATATGTTTAGTCCAATGCTATTATTTGTTACAGCAAAACCAGATGAATAAGGGTCTATAACATCTGCATTTGTTACTTCTGCTGATGATGCGTTTAACTCAAGTCGGTTGTCGTTCCCTGCAACAATACCTCTTTCTGTATCAAACAAGAACCAACTACCTATATTTGTAGTTTTAATTAATACAAACCTAGCACCTGAACTAAAGCCACAGTCAATATTCTGTGAGGCATTACCATTCCCAGTATAACTGCCCACCTTAGACACACCATCTAAGCTTGCGAATAGGTATGCTACGTAGTCTTCTGTTGTATTTGTATAAATCTGCCCACCAACAGTAAACTGCGTAGCTGTCGGACTTGTTGAGTTCCAAGACGAGGTATCATTAAACGCAGCAGAGGTATTATTTAACTGTAGAGATTTAGCATTTCCTATTGTTTTGTTGTAAACTTGCCAATGCCCTACTCCACTGCGTTCTTTGACCCACATCATTTCAGGCACAACACCTAAGTTGTGGTCTATTAACTTGCTTGTTTGCCCATCCCCTGTGTAAGCAACGACATCAAAATAGTTGGGGGCACGTTTCCAAGACCAAGCATAACTAGCTGCAAAAGCACTGCCACTGTTCCAACCATCCATATAGTCAA